GCCAGAATAATCAATCCGGCAGTATTTACGTAGGTTAAGTAAGTTGGAAGTAGATTCTTCAAGTTACGTTTAGTAGGAGATGTTGATCCTTTTACTAGTCTGATTTTAGCCATTTAAAATACCCCTATCCAGTGTGTGTCTGTGTAAACTTTCCAAGAAGAATGTTGAAATCCATACCTACTATATAAGTCTTTTAAGCTTAGGTCTCTGTAGTAAGTACTTGACTCGGAGACTCTAACAGAATCTAACCTCTTAACTATCATATTAATCCTTCCTCATCAATCTATATCCACAAGCATTTGCACATATACTAAGTTTACCAAAAGGTAGTGCTAGATCTTTTAATCCGGCTCCGCAATCTGGACATCCAGTCAGGTCTTTAGCTTTCTTTTTAGGTTTAAACTCTAGATCTGATCTTTCAAGTTTATCAACTCTCTTCTTTAAAGCAGCTATTTCCGAGTCTTTATTTCTACACTGCTCTTCTAGAGTCTTTATTTTACGTAGTAACTTATATTCACTGTCGCTCGGACGGGCCATTTAACTCCCCTTGACAACTACTTTATAGATATAATTACTTAGTTGAGATAATTACTGTAAAACCATCAATTTCCATAAGCTGTTCAATAGTATGCCCGTCATCTACTAAACGATTAAGTTCATCTGCCAGGTCTACTAATTTAGCTACTTTAGTTGTGAAATACATATTTATTCCTTCTCTTGTTTATTTGATTCTGCATTAGCAGATATTTCTATTCCATCTTTAGATATCTTAGCATTTCGATTATAGTATAACACAGCACTTGTGATATGCCAAGATAAACTTTCCCAGAAACTTACTTTAAACCCTGTAACTGGTGCTAAAATACTTAAGATCACGAAAACTGAACTTATCCAGAGTAAGGTTAAGCTTACACTTGGGTACTGAGTATTATCCTTTAACAAGGGTATCGGAAAACCTTTCTCATTTAAGTACTTGATTATTGCTTTAATTTTATCTAACATCTAATCTCTCACTTGTAGTTTAATAGGGCCAGCGTAAGGTATGAATACTCGTTTACCTGATTTAGGACCTCTAATGTCATAGTGAACCCATCCTGAATATCTAGTACCGTCTTTATTGAGTACTATTGTATATCTTGGATCTTCCATAAATATACCACACTCCCCTAGTAATGTCAAGTTATGAAGTGACCACTCTGCAAGTTTTCCATCTTTATCAACAATATCAATAGCCTGACACATAGTATGAGCTGAAGCTTTAGCTGCTCCGACTACTTTATCGTTGATCGCGGCAGGTCTATAACAGCTGCTCACAGACAAGGGTCCACCCCAGGCTTCACGGATTGGATTGATTGCTGTAAGTAGTTTAACTAGATTAGACTCTTGTTCCTCACTTAGCGGATACTGTACTTCCCTGCCTTTAAGCAGCTCTGATCTACTAAAGTATTTATACAAGCTCATCTATTTAAGCCTTCTTGATAATTTATACGAACGCACCTCTGAATCGTCCATTACCTGCGCAATCAGGTTCTGTGTACCTAAACTAGCTCCTACATTAGCTCTTTCAAGTAAGCTACGGAAGTCGAACTCTAGACTCTGTGCGTGACTTAATTGAACTTGGAAGTCTTCAGAATCAGGGATTGCTTCTAGTACTTCTTCAGCCGCGTCTACTATTTTAACGAAATCTACTTTAGTCATAGACCCGCCTAGTCCAATATGACGCTCAATCAGACTGTCGTAAACGTCGTCCATAGCTCCGTAAAAGTCAGCCATCATTTCATGGTCGCCTTCAAAAGCTACACCCTTTGCTACGTTATGTAGATGGTGATAGTAAAGATTCATTGCCCTGGCTACTGCAATACAATCTAGAATAGAGTATTTCATAAAGATCCTTAGTTAGTGATATATTTACCGGGTCGGTTTAAAGTTTAACGTACATAGTTAAAACTAGAAAAGGCCCCGCAGATGGTTAGTCTACAGGGCTTATCATCTATCTTACAATTCTATCTCGTGCTTGTTGTCTTTGTTCTTGTAAACCTTCTGGCATTGGAATTCCGCTGTCCGCCATTCTAATTACATAGAAATCAGTCCTCTTCAAGAACTCTTCGGCTTCTCTATTTATCAACTCTTGACTTACCTTAGCTTCTACAACGCTTTTTAAAGCTAGTAGTTGAGCATTTGTAGGCTTTTCAATGTGCGTATATGAAAAGCTGTGAAGTAATCCATCAACAATGTTTAAGCAGTCGTTTTCTGGATCTCGCTGAGCATCTTTTACGTACTCATTTACAAGCAGTGCAATGTCACATTCTTTAAGTTGTACTTCTTCCCAAGCGGATTGCAACTGTTCTGGAGAAGGTTTAGCTGGAGTTACGTCTACTTGTTCAGATTCAACTTCTATGAACTTCTGGACCATTTCAAAGTCAGAGTCTGAGAGTGTGTAGTCTGAAGGTTGGAAGCCTAAGTGGGAAAGTGTTTTTTGTATGTTCATTATATATCCCTTACTTTAGTAATTTTCACAATTGAGTAGATTTCAGACTCCCCACTAGTTACAGCTACTCCTAGACCGTCGGTCGCTTTCGTACCTACTGTGTAATGCTGTAATTCGAATGTTTTAGCTGAAGTAACTGTTACCTCACCGTTTAAAATAGACACGGTGGTAGACGCGGCGGCGGGAGAATATCCAGACGATCCTATTAGAGATGTCGCAGTATCTGATATATTTCTCAGTCTACACTTATGTCCACCAACTTGAGCTGCCGGAGCGCTCGCCTCGATATAGTAAACCCCTCTAGGCAGTGTAAACTGATTACTTACCAAACTAGTCACAATTCCAGTCGGGTCTACTAAAGTATTCAACACTCTAGTCTGAGTAGTCGCTGCTGCGGCAGATCCACCAGCAGTACCACTAGCCTTTACATCACTCAAAGTAGCAATCCTAGGCTGTAGAATAGGCAATGCTGCGATTGAAGGTGTAGTTGATGCGTTGAATACGAAGTAAGCCGCAGACACTGTTGTAGAAGTTCCTGTTAAAGTTCTTCCAGCAACAGCGGTCGTTGTAGTATTTGCATCGTTTACACCTGCATCAATTGTTAAAATACCAGTAATTTCATCATAAGCAATTGAAGTACCTTGTTGAACAGTTGACGATGGTTGAGTAACATCATATTTAACCATTCCACTTTTTGCCAGGTTAGCATAAGCTCTAACTTTATCAGCTTTGAGACCTTTACCAATCTTAATATCAAATTTAGCAGGTGTTGCAGTAACTGAGTTTGCGTTAAACGCTCGAGCTGTTACTAAAATCCCGTTAGTGTTCATGCTTGTAACTGTCTGAGTTGGTGCGGAGCCTGAGATTGTGGTTACGTTTCCTCCAGAAGCATAAGTATAGGTATTAAACGTACCGATTGGATCAGCGTCTACAATAGCTGTAGACTTGAAAGTGAACGGTAGAGTGTCGGATGAGATCTGCTGAGTAGGAGTGACGATGGCAGTGTTGCCGGAAGACCAGCCTTGGATGTTGATAGATACATTTTGAAGTATTCCTGCGTCTCCTGCAGTGAAGGCAGCATTCCCGTTAACTGCCACTACAGCACTATTTGAAAGAACATAGTTAGACACATTAAAAAATGATGATCCATTTGAAGCAATAGCATTTAGTATGTTGTTTGTTGCTGTATTTCTTAAAATTGATCCTAAACTCTCGCCTGAAGTAATAGAGGTAGTAGTAATTAAACCGTAGTTATTAGGTAAAGGAATTTGAGCAATACTAGGTGTAGTTGTTCCAGTAATGAAATTCCCTCTCATCTCTAATTTAGGTCCATTTCGTCTACACTGAAGATTATTAGTTACCGTTCCTAAGCCTTGCCAGACTAAAGTTGAAAAGGTAGCTGGAACCCAATCTGTAACATTATTTAATTGAGCAGCTTGATATAGTGAATTAGATAATTGTATATCATCAAATTGAAATACTTTACCAGAGTTTAAAACCTTTACCTGAAATCCAACTCTAATGCTTGCACAAGTTAACGGAAGTAATGCCGAAGCGATTACAGTCTGAGTTGCTCCGTTTGTACCGATAACCGAGTTTGACAGTGTAGTTAAAACTGTAGCGTTAGTTACGTCGTAAATTACGATCTGGATATCTCCAGAATTCCCGTTGTACTGAATCGGCGCGGAGAAGTAGACCTGCTGACCTCTAAATCTAATATCTACAGGAAAAGACTTAGACAGGAAGTAGTCGTTTAAAGACCCCGCCGCCTGAGTGTATTTATAAGATTCTGATCCATGAAGTGGTGTAGTAGCCTCTTTAACGAAAGATCCGTCTAAAACTCCTCCACCTAAAACAGTAGCGTTATTTCCAGTAGACCAATCTGTAAACTGTTCAGTAGCTGTAAGCTGTAGAATAGTATCTAGACTTCCAGACCCTGTTCCGTCACCTCCAGTTTTGATACCTAAGGCTCCGTTTACAGTAAGCTCTGTGGCGCTCTTAGCGATACCTAGAACTACTTTTAAAGTAGACCCTGGCTCAGTTAGCTGGAATCCTCCAGGAGTCGTCACAGAGGCGTATACGAATGCTCCGGGTGTTAGACCTGTAAAGCCTTTAACACGTCCTGATTGAACTACTCGAATGAAAGCGTTAAGTAAGCCAGCTTCCTTAGCAATACCTGCGAAGACCTGAGTAGGATCTAGCGGTGAATACTTATAGATTTTACCATCTGCATTACTGATGTAAACAGCGTCTCGGGCAGATAAGGCCTCCCCACACTGTAAATGACTTACCATGTCAGAAATTATTGTCGACATATGTTTTCCTTTTCTTTATCTTGGGTCTTTACCCTTTTTATTCTAGAGTTACAGAAATGTCCGAACTCTTCGCTCCAGTTAAATACTGAAGGTATAATTTAATTACTTTGTTAGCGGCGATAGTCGAGTTACCTACAGTTAAAGCTAGTCCTTGAGGTGTGGCTGAACTTACGGTAACAGTCCCGCTGATATGTGTAGTTTCGTTAGTCCCGTCTAAATCAGCCGATCTTACTTCAAGCTTGAAAGTTCCAATCTGCCCATTATTTATAGCTAATGTAGCAAGATTTATCGTCATTCCGGTTGAAGTGTAAGAAGGAGACGTAAAAGGCACTAGGTTAGGATTTTCAATATCACCTTGAACTTTAAACTCTACTTTATTAGACCCTCCAGAAATATCTTGGATAAATCCACCTTCTGCTACACTAAATTTAACTGCCATAACCCTCCAGAAGAAAAGGCAAGCCGAAGCTCGCCCTACTCGTATTTAATTAAGCTTGAATTGCAAGTTCAGGTTGGAACTCAATCATCAAATCATTAGCTACAAAACCGATAGGCTTAATGATAGCCCCTGAAGTAGTAACTGGAGTTAATGTGAACTTACCTGCTGTAGACTGATGTAGGTAAACTGGAGCGTTGATGTTACCTGCTCCGAAACCTGTGTCAGATGATCCTAAAGACCCTTCTCCAAGCTTGTATACTTTAATAGGGTCTGCTGCTGAAATTCCAGTAGCGCCTACTACGATAAATCCTACAGCTCTAGAGTTAGCAAATGAATCTGCTTGAGCTTTGTAGTAACTACCCGCTGTCTCACCTGATTTAGCACGTCTAACAAGCCATACTTGATTGGCCGCGAAAGATTCACCTGCTACACCTGAGTCGAAAGACTTACCAGCATCAGACTGATTAGCTTTAAGAGCTAAAGCGTCAAATACTGCATTTTGAGAAGGAGCTACATCTGTAACACCATCTACGATAGCATCTGCTACAGCCGCTGCTTTAGCGCGAGCATCTGTGAAGTATAAGTTAGTGCCTTCAGCAAGGTTAGTCGTAGACTTAGCAGCAAAAGCTGAATCAAATCTAGCTGATGTATAGTAAAGATTAGTAGAACCTTCAGCAATATCATCTGAATCTAGGACGACTACTCCAGTCTGACCATTTACAGAGGATACTGAATCCGTTGGAGTGAGTAGTTCTTTCCAATCTGGAAGGTTAGAGTAAGTCCCTGATAAGATAAAAGACTTATTTAAGTCCGTACGGATTGCAACGTCTCCATTTTCAGCCGTACTTAAAGCAAGCATTGCTGCTTCTGAGTTAACTACAAAAGTATCAGTAATCGCAATAGCTGGGATTTGATTATTGGGAATCTTACCTAGTGCATTTAAAGTAGCTACTCCGTTAGCCGCGCCTTTTTCAGACGACTGAATAGCGGTGTTTACTAACCCTAAGTTTACATCTGCATTTGGCATAGTAATCTTGCGATTAGTAGCAGTTGCAATGTTAGAAGCATCAAAGCTGATTTTCTTAGTAGGATCAGCAGTATTATTGATTGAAAAAGTACCATCTAGAGCATCTGCTGCTGTCCCTGAAGAAGCGTCTACATAAGCTTTAGTGGCCGCGTCCTGAGCACTTGCTGGGTCGGCTAGGTTTACAATCTTCTTACCTTCAGCATCTAGTTCTGTGACGTTACCAGCACCTTTGATGTCTGTTCCATCTCTGGAAAGAATTGAAGCCATGTTTTGTCCTTTTTGATTAAGGGAGGATTACGCCTCCGTTATTTATATCTAATTTATTAAGTGATAATCTCTACGTCTGAGATCTGCACCCACATGTCTGTAGCATTTAAGGCAAACCCTAGCTGTTTTAATGCATAGCCCATGGGAAAAGTTCCGGCTGTAGCTGCGTCTACTAAGTCTCCGTTTAGACCTAAATAAATCTCATCTCCCGCCGTGAAACCTAATCCGGTAATAGCATTGCTAATTAAACCTGCACTTACTAGATTGATAGCTGATGAGGTCGGCGCTGTAGCTGACATTATACCTATACAAGAATTAGCCGAGGATACACTGTTAGCACTAGCATAATCTACTCCAGTAGGAGTTATAGCTACCGCTTTGAAGGCGTTTAGTGAGAAGGCTTGAGTGTTTGATAAAGGAGGTCCATCAACTTGGTTCACTTTAGGATTATCTACAGATTCTAAACTTGCAAACAAGCTAGATACTATAGTTAAGCTAAAGTCTTCTACTGGAACTCCCGCTACACTTTCAAATAGATACATCACTAAAGTACGTTCTTCAGCGATCTGATTATCAGCGATTACTAAAGTCGTCAGTGAGTTATCGTCTGGAAATGTTAATCCAAGTAGATCAATGTGGATTTGTTCATCAGTTCCATCGAGTGCATAACTCTTGACTTGAAGGTCGTATTGACTAGTCCCGCCGACTCGCACACTGACCTTGGCCGAGAAGAAAGTCTGATCAGCGTGGATATATCGACCACAGTCGAAGTACTCGCCGATAGGTATGTTAAGTACACCATCTACTCTGAAATCATAGTAGGGTGCAATAGTTTGAGCAGTAGTGACCTCAGCCGTGGAAGGGCTTAGGATCAGTGCTCTACTACTAATTTGCTTGGTTAAAGCCATTTATATCTCCTTAGCTTAAGAACACTGAAATATTCGAAGTCTTACCGCCCGACACATATTGTGCTAGAAGTTTAACTACTCTGTTAGCAGGTATAATTACGTTATCTAAATTCATACTTACTACTGAACTTCCGTTAGAACCGATTACTACAGTCTGACTTGCGTGAACTGTAGTTCCTGTACCATCTGGGTTGTAACTTGCTACATAAACCTGGAAAGTACCGATCTTACCATTTTCAATAGATAAGATAGCAGAATTGATAGTTACTTCAGCAGGGTTGTAACTTGGAGCTGATAATGAGCTAAGTACTGGATCTTCAATCTCACCGAATACTCTAAACTCGAAGTTCCTAGAAGCCGGCGCGAATCCTGCCTGACCTCCGATAATAGATCCTACGAAGAAGCGTTTATGCATGAAGATTCTATAGTTCTCAAGAATAGCTACTCCGTCTCCAGAGTTTGTAATTGAGAAGAATCTAAGTCTAACGTCTGAACCGGATGCGAACAATTCTACTTCAGGTACAATCTCAGATAATGAGTCAGGTCTCTTCTGAACATCAGTCCAGTTAGTCGCACCGTCAGCACTTACTATGTAGCCTAGTTTAGGCATGTTACCTATTGATTGAATTACGTTATCGTCATACCTTACAAGTACTTTATCAACTGGAGTATTTAAGTAAGAAGCAATTTGTTCACCCGCGCCATGTCCGTCGTCTACACTTCGTAGATCTAGAGTCTGAGCTTTTTGACTGATTGTAGCGTTTACTCCTGTCGTAAGGGATGAGTCATCGTCTACTACTAATTCAGTCTGAGTGTTTATAGCTGTAATATTAGCTGTGACTAGTCCTTGAACAATCACATCTCCTACACTTACAGTAAAGCTTGGAGTTCCTGAAAGAAGTACTACATTCGAGCCGATCAAGTCGATATCTCGGTTAGAATAAGACATCATGTAAGAACCGGCGAAGAACTCACCTGTACTTGTAGGGTCGAATGCTGAACTCTCTTCCATTCTATCGTCAAACATAGCTGAATAGCCTAATGTAAGAATATCTTGAGGTAGAAGTTCGTAATCTGGAATATCATAGAAAGCTTTAGATTGTTTATCGTTAAGAACTAATCCACCGTTGAAGTAGATACGGTTATCAGCGAGTCTTTTGGCTACCCAGAAAATATCTGAAGCTCTGATAGAATCTTGAGTTAAGTCTCCGACTCCTCGTACACCTTTAAGTAGTGTTAGAGATCCACCTAAAGGTTTTTCATCTAATCTAACATAAAGTACTTCATTTACTGCAATTCCTCCAAAAAGGCTAACAGTATCTCCGGCTGGAATAGTCCAGTCAAAGCCGTCGAAAGCGCCATGGATAAGTAATTCGTCAGACCAGACTAATTCTTCATCTGCTAGATTCCAGTAAAGGAGTCCTTCGGAAGTAAGGGTTAAACCCTCGTTACGAATAAGATCTAGTATTACATTTCTAGTTAAACTATTAGGTCTTAAATCTTTGATATTAGACGAATTGATTGTCGAGCCATTCCAAGTTAGTTCTGCTAACGGGTAGAATCTCTTACCTTCTGGAAGCTGGCCCGAGCTTGTTACAAACAAGTCACGTTTATAGATCCTATAAGGAACTGAGTCTGTAATTACTGGATTAGATTGAAAAGTCGTCAATTGAACAGGTCTAGTCTTCTCTAAGTCTAACTGTAAAGTTACTCGTGTAGAATTACCTGGAGTAACAAACATGTTAGAAATGTGATACCAAGTTCCATTAGAATCTACTAACTTACCGTGGATATACTCTCTAAGATCAGTGTTGGAAGTAGGGAAAGCTGCTGTAGTCGTCCCATTTCCATTATTGAACTGTACTTCTAGGTTACGCCCATCAATCTGCTCTGCTCCGGTGATCGGGATAGAAGATACTAAAGCATAGTTAGATCCTGAAGAAGTAATCTCGGCATAATCAACTAAGTTAAGCGCCGCCGACCCTCTGTAAGGAATCGGAGTATAGTTTAAGCTAAGTCCATTAGGTACTGAGTTATCAATGTATTTAGGAATTAGATGTACGTCTACAATCAATCTATGTCTATCTGCTGTAGACTCTGAAAGGTTGGCAGAACGTAAATAAGGGTCTTGAGCCGCTGTGATTAACTCTTCTTTAAGTTCAAGAATGATTAAATAATCACCCGCGTCAATCGGAGTAGATCCGGCTAGGTTAAGTGCAATACCGCCGGCATTACTTCCTGACTTTGCTACTTTGATGTAATCTGCTGCTGTAAATCCAGCAGGAGAATTACCTAGTGAGTATTTAGGATCTTCTGCTGAAGTAAATTCAGTAGGGTAACCGTCAATCACACTGTAACCAGGTCTGATAATTACCCTGCCGACTACATTATCAGCTTCGACTAACATCCCGTCTTTGATTGAGAATGAAGGGCCGTAAGCCTGTTTAATCTGTTCACGGAGTCTATCTAAGACTTCAAGTTGAATCTCAGTAGCCTCTGTGTTAAGGAGGAACTTACCTTCTCTGAAGACCGACCTGTAATGTCGTTTAGGTCTGAAAAAGTTATTGGTTGTACTCACTATTTCTCCTTACTAGGGTTATCTTTATAAAATTGCTATCTTTAAGTCTGACTTTCTTGCTTTTACCCGACGATATGTAATTAAACACCCGTAAGCTCTCCATGTATAAAGCATAGAGTAGGTCGAGATTCCTATTGTGTTTAATGTAAGTGTTATCATAATATCACTATGTTTACTTTAAGTCTGTAACATCTAAGTTGAGATCTCTTGATGTATGAGTGTTTATATACGTAGTCATCCATATAGAAGTCTGCAAATCCCGTGTTAAATCCGTAGTTCTGAACCGTATAATACATATTATATACTCTTCACTGTAAAACTAAACACTGGTACTGCTCTGTAACTTAACTGTTCAGTAATCGTACTTTGTAAAGCTACAAATCTGTTTAAGTTAAGCGGACTAAGTACTACGTATTTACTTCCAACTAAACCTTGTGGGATAGTTCCGTCGATAGTTATAGTGTCGTTACTATTGGCTACAATCTCGTAGTAATCATTTGGATTACCTTCGATAGGAATCAGGAAGCAACCTTTAAGACTATTATCCATTCCAAAATCTGTAGATGTGTCTTCAACTGTAGCTCTGATAATAGTCCCGCCGTTTACATAACTTAAGTTAGTAGATTGACCTACAAACATCGCTACGTTAGGTAGTTCTATCAAAATCTCTACTACATTGAAAAATCCTTCAAGGTTCACACCTGGAATACCTCTAACGAATCTACCGGCTGGAGGACTTACTGGATTAGTAGTGTCTACAATCTCAGTGTTTAAGTCGCCTAAAGCAGGGCTATAATGTCTTAAACCTGAAAGTTCAGGAGTAGTATCTCTAATAGCTCTTACTATATCGCCTGTTCCGTTTGTAACGTCCCAAGTAGTTATAATCTTGATAAACTTAGCTAATCCTTCGCGGCTGCCTTTAAGCTTCCACGCTGGAACTAGATCGTTCATAATTCTTCTACGAGTATCAATTCCTAGAGTCTCCGACACTTCCTGAGCTAATCCATACTGTCTGTAAGAATTACTTAAAGGTAGAGGTTGAAGTAATCTAGAGTTCTGGAGTTCATAAGTACTTATCAGTGAATATATCTCATTGAATTTATACCCGAAAACTCCCATTAGGTCTTCTAAATCGCCCGACTCATCTAAAGCCTTAAATACACCCGGCCACCATTTATAGAGCAGTCTTGTCACGTCATTATCTTTAGCTGATATAGCAAAAGCTTGAGTACTTAAAGTATTGCTGAAATAAGCGAACTGGGACATATTGACAGAGTTATATCTACGAACAGCTCCTAAATTAGAGTTGTTTAATATAATCTCATTTTCATTATCATAACCTACCCAAGTTACGTCAGATCCGCGTCTATAGCAAGATCCATCAAACTCAGTCTCTACTAAAAGTGAGATAGAATCTAGACCTGGTTCAATGTAAATTTTACCTGCTGGAGCATCTACATCTAAGATTACATAGTCTGCTTTAGAATTAGTCTTAAATAGGTCTAATTTAGCTACATTCTGGATAGTCAATAGTGACATACCCTCAGCGTCTACAAACCCTTCCTGAGCCACTACAGAGCCGCTACGGCGGTTATTTACAGTAAGGTCTACGGTAAGTCCTGTAGCAAGTCCTACTTCAAGTGTAGCAGGGTTAATTGATAGGATTTCGAAGTAATTACCGGCTCCGTCGATAAACGATTGACCTACTTCAACTAGTCCTAATTCTATGTTAGTAGTGTAAGTTACTAGTCCAGTTAGACTATTGTAAATGTAAGGGCTTAACTGAGTGTTCTGAGCTATACTTCTCTCGCCATACTGCACACTTCCGTCTGTCGGATTGTAGTTATATGGAACTAGAAAAGGGTTCGTCATTACGTTTTTATCAATCAATCCTTGAGATACATCAAAAGCGTTGGTAGGAGGTATAGAAACTGCCCCTAAAGGGTTAGAGTTAGTGCCTGCTACTGGAAAGCTGTTACCCGCGATGTCTTTAAAAGTATCGCCTACAAGTATGTTATTAAACCCTACTGGTACTTCAGCTTTTACTACTGATCCATGGAGTTTAATCTGAGGTTCAGTACCTACTGTAAGTCCTGTAGCTAATCTAAAACTACCTGTCGCTAGGTTGTCAATATTGATGATTGTGAATCTAAGTCCTCTGCTATCTGCAAACTGATCGCCGATTTGTATAGTGGACTCTGTAAGATTTCTACTATCTAAATATTGGATATCGCCGGTCGCTGAGTTATAAGTGTAAGAACCTAGACTATTATTAACATAGACTAAGGATTCGTAGAATACTCTAACGTAATAAGGAGCTACTTTATCAATTGTATAGGGTAGTGGATTTTCACCGCCGAGATCTGCTTCATTGTAAGTTACTGAATAGCTTAGAATAGGCGTAGTAAATACTGTGTAGTAGTAAAATACGTCACCTTCAAGTCCTGAACCTTTCTTACGAATAGCTTCTGACTCAGACTTATACTTATCAATAAATCCACTAGGGAAAGTGTTATTGAAAGAGTCTAGAATGTTGATATCTGCCGAAGGAGCTACAGTATCTTCGTAAAGCTGTATGTAATTCCCTAAGTTATATTTTACGTGGCCGAAGTTTCTATCGCCGTCTTGAACTACTAGATTTCTAATCTCGTTTAGTTTAAGATCTTGATTAATGTAGATTTTACCTCGGGCCGCGCCGTAAGTTAGGACTTCAGCGTTAGAATTAGTAGAAACTACTGAAAGTACAAGTTGTGTACCTTTTTGGATAAGTATAGTGTTTCCACACAGAGTATAATTATACTGGATTCCTGAGTTCTGCATCGCTGTAAGTATGTTCTGAGCTGTCTCTTCAGTCGTTGTACCAGTAGTCCAATGTGTACCGAAGTCTAAGCTTACAGTGTTATTTAAAATGATACTATCACCGACTGTAAAAGAGTTATCAATTACAGTCAGAGTGTTAGCATTTTCAAGCATCGGTAAAGTCTGGACTAATCGCCTATCCTTAGCAAAATCAGCCAGAATTACAAATGACCCTTCTACAGGGGTTACTTGATTATCAATATTTTTAGATATAGATTCGTAGTAGATCTCGGTTTCAGTATTTCCCGTGATTCTAAATACTTGACTTAGACTATCTCTAATCAATCGTCCAGTATACTTGTTGTCGCGCTCTAATTCGCTCATTGGCGGGCTAAAATAATTAGTACCTGCTAAAGATAGAGTGTTTACTCCATTTGGGATTAGGTGGCTTAAGTAAATCGGAGACCCTCTGAATACTTCAACCTGAGCTACATCGGTGTATCTATCTTCGAAGTTACGGTTACGCAACTCTACAGGGAAAGCGTCTTTACGACGAACTACTACTAACTCTTCACCTTCTACAAGGTCGGCTGGAGAATCCCAGTATAAACGCAACTCGCCGACTACTGAAGTCTGTGCTTCAAATTGTCTGACTAGCTTGTTCGGATTAATATTCATCGTAGTCCTTGTTTATAAAATTGCTAAGGTAGCTTCTCTTTCATAAGATTGTAAATAACTCTCTTGAAGTAAACGGTACAGATTAATAGTTGAGAAATCATCCCATCTACGATACTTTAAATATGCGATTGCATAATCTTCAACCTCTATTACTTCTCTCACCATTTAGACTACTCCACCTAGTAAATTTAACCGTAAGTTATCATTCACAAGTACTGGAATCTCACTAGCTCTTAGATTAGTAATGTCATCTTCTGGTAGAGAAGTTCTGAATGTGAACTGATCTACTCTAACTGATGATCCTGAGTTTACGCCCATTCCGAAGATATCAACATTTTCACCACCTAGAATAAGCGAGTTAGCACTTCTACTAGCAATGATAAACGACACTTCTGAGTTGTCGCTGTAATATCTCTTACCTAAACCTGCGTCAAAAACTCCGCCCAGACTGATCTGTGGAAGTAATTGATTACCTGCTGAGTCTGACTTAGAGATTACTGTAATTCTATCAGATAGAATGTTGATTGCGAAGATCATGTCAGCTTCTGGAGTGTAATCTAACCAGTCTACACCGTCGTAGGTCTTTACTGATTTATTATCTTCTCCGCCTTCTAAAGTCGGCCCGCTTACTTTGATCTGACCTGACACATCTCTAAGTACTTCTAAAGTGATTAGATTACCGGCAGCTCCTGAAGCGATTGCAGCTACTTGAACTGATTTAGCTCCTAAGTTAACCGAAGAGTTTACAGTAATACCTACAGTCGTGTTAATTGCTGTAGATAAGTTAGTCAGTGTATTATTTAAGCTCACAATATCAACTTCGAACTCTGAGCTATTAGCTGGAGTAGTTGAAACTGGAGTAAATGTAAAGTTATCAATGGAGATCACGTCTCCGTCTACCCCACCTGCAAGTGAACTTCCACTTAAAGTAAAATTAGCCTGACCTGCGTCTGTAGAGCTTAGTTTAATCGTGTTACCTGAAGTACCTTCTAAGTTAGTTGATATATTTACTATGTTAGTGCTTGAACTTGCAATTACGTTGATCTGAGGGTTTATTGCCGCCGCCAGATTAGTTGCAGTCGCAGTTGTATCAGCTCCAATACTTACGTTATTACCGAACTCATATGTGAAAGGTCTGAAGATAGCCCCACTTAACTCACGATCTAGTGTAGTGTTGATTACGGTTCCAGACTCTACTGTAACAGTGTTTAAACCAACGTCTATACTTAGAATATCAACTTCATTACCTGAACCGTCTCTAAATCTATCACCTTGCTTAAAGGCAGGTAAACTCATAGATACTGAGTACTCAATGATTCCTGAAGATGATGTGTAAGTGTAAGGATCAGTGTTAGTAATGATTGGAGAGTCTACGATTACTTTATCGCCGTCTAGACCACCAACTAAGTTAGTAAGTCCGCCGATATTAAAGTTCTGGTCACCTGGATCAATTACAGACACCCCTATAGAATTACCTGCTTCACCTCTAAAGTTAACTGCATCTGCTTGAAGTTCAAACATATCAGTTCCGATAGAAGTAGCCGAGACAATCCCTGTTAATTGAGCATTAATCGCGGCAAGTAGATTATCTCTAGTTGCTGTAATATCAACTCCTACTACAAACTTACCTGTACCTGCTGAAGCTGAAGCTGTAAAAGGCTGACCATAGATATTGATAGTGTTAGTTCCGATTAAGAACTTATCATTGTTAAGTAGTTTAACAAGTAGAGTAGCCTGTTTACTAGATCTAATGAAGTTACTATTGATAGTTACGCTTCCCGTTGCTCCTGTTTTTACAGTAAGAGCTGTCGAGTTTAGTACTATAGATCCTTCAGCAGTTTTAGCCGGACTGTATTCTAGAGTAGAAGTATCAATATCTACACTTACAGATCCTCCAGCAGCGGAGTAACTTGTCTTATAAGAAGAGTCAGTTTGAACTACTAAATGATACTTCTCACCTTTAGTTAAGTTAAATTGACTAGGAAAGTTAAAACTAATGACGGCTGAACCTACACCTAATGTAAGACAGTCAGCAGGATTAGAAGCTTGGATAATTGTCCCCGGCTCTCCGGCGTTATCTTGCCTAACTTCTACATAAACTGCTCCTAATGGATTATCTACTTTAGTTAGAGATACAGTAACTTCTAAGAAAGCTGAGTTTACGTCACTATTTGGAATGAACTCGATTGAAGTTGATTGATTAGCTCCAGTATCAGTTAAAACTATAGTACTGTCGATTAGTGAAGTATTGTTATAACTTACTACGATAGAATCGTTACCTGTGATACTTTCAATCTCAAATAATTCCCCTCTAGAATCTACTAGGACATAAGAAGTATCTACGGCCTGAAGATTAGGGTTAGAGTTGAAATCTACTTCTACAAGGTCGCCGGGATTAGTTCCGACTGGACTAACTGAAGCGATACTAACCGGAACTCCATAAGAGCCTGTATTAGATTGTTCTTCACTTAGAATGAACTGCGACTTTAAAGTAGCAATTAAATCAAAAGAAGCTCCTGTACTAGTAAATGTATTGTGATTGTTGTATAATATTGTAAACGATGCTCCATTTACTCCGATTGAGTTACCTGAGAATGACTGTACAATCCTGTAGTTACCATTAGTTACTGCAAGTATAGCCGCGTCATTTAGAGCTGGAATGTTTACTTTAATAGAGTTTTGAGAAGATTCAGCAATACTCCAAATGTTGTTATTTGAATCAACTAGTAAGTAATTGTTATATTGATCTTTCTTGAACACTGAATTATAATCCGTTAGAGTGTTACCTCCTGAGACTGTAGCCGATCCATTGTGAACTGTCAAGTCTAAATTACTATCAGTTATAGAGTCTGCGTTAAGAGAAGTAACATTACCTAGAGTACGTTTAAATACTTTATAGCTTACTTGACCGTTGGCCGGCTCAGGGTTAGCTACTTCAGAAGTTACTACTGTCCATTCATTACGTTCTACAGTGTCATAAGTGTCTACTTTAGAAATATAGAAGTTCTGATTAACAGAAGATACTTGTTTATCAACTCTCGGACTAATTGTATGTTTATGAATCTCGAATCTTGCAAGCCCGTTTACTTTACGAAGTACGTCAAATAAGTCACTTACGAGTACGGTTTCTTGGAAACCTACTCCAGTTCCGTCTGCTCCGCCAGTTTGAAGATCGAATAGCGCCGCGACTTTCTCACGGATATCTGCTTCTACAGCCGATCTTGAAGCATCTCTTTGTAGAAAAGCTTCGATACTGATCAACATATTTACTGGATTAGCATTCTTAATCAAGAATTGAGTTCCAACTACTTTACGTCTTTCAATAAAGTCTGTTAGAGTATTGAAAAGTACCTGATTGTCTGTAATGTTAGTTACTGATTCTGCGTTAGGTAAAACAAAGATATCAAGATCAATTCCAGCTTGTACGTTATTTAAAGCCGCATTAGCTGTAAGTACTTCTGGATAGTTAGCGATTAGAATATCAGCGAAGTCTGGTAAGCTTACTGCTCCAGCTACTGTTTTAAGGCTTAGAGGTACTCTATCTTTAATCTGCTGTAAAGTAAGTCTATCAACTCCACCTGAAAAAGGTGTAGAATTGGATACTCCAGATAGATTAGTTAAAGTAGTTCCTAAGGTAGTAATTTCACCGGCTTCGATGTTACCTTGAGTTCCACCTTCATTTCTGTAAGTTACGTTTACAGTTTCGTTCTCAACTAATCGGCGGCCGAAGATTCCGTCTCCGAAGATTAGTTTAGTTCTTCCATCTGGAAGTTCTTTACGTATAACGTCAGTACTGTTAGGTGCTGAGTTTACTAGTGTATTTACTATATTGTAAGTAGTTCCATTTACGACTACAATCGGAGATCTAAGCTCCGGATTAGGATTCGTAATGTCTACAATGATATCTGTTTCAATTAAAATGAATTCTTCGTTTTGAATACCATCTGCTGTAAAGGATTCATTAAAGATAGAGCCTTGAATAGCGTCTACTTCAATTCCACCTGCTTGAGTAGCAGTTACAGGGCGTGTAGTAATGAATTTAGTGTTACCCGCGAAGACCGGATAAAACTGACCTACAGTCGCAGGTCCTGAGAATTGTAATTGTACTTTACCAGAAGAAGACTTCTGAGTAGGTACTTCGTAACCTAATTGATTAGCAATATCAATTACGAAAGCTGGGATAGTTGCTGATCTTAAATAAGATTGATTAGCTTGAGTGTCCATGTAGAACATTAACTGATCGGAGGTATAAGCTACTAGCTCTGCCCAGTTGCGGGAGAAAGATGAGAGGTTAAAATCTGACCAGACCCTTGTGACAGAGGCTTGTTCTCCGTACTGAATAGTCGCGAATGAGATTAAACTGTCGATAATGCTTTGAAAATCTTTACCACTCGTATCTATTGAAATATTATTCATGTTACCTCTGTTATCTTTAAGTCTAAAAAATAGCTAGTGAACTGTCTTTTTCGTTAGATTCCATATGTGCCGGAAATCCATAGGCTCGATTATACGTATATAGGATCCTTAAACTATACTCACAGTAACTTAGTCTAGGAAATTCTACAATATATATTCTCATACTTAATTATCCTAAAGTACCGTCAAGTATCCGTAATCATATGTAGGACTTATACTTGATTTTATAAAGCACATCCTATTATACCGCGTTTCAGTCGAGAAGTCTACTAAAAAATACTTAATCGGAATACTATTATTATTAGATATATAAACATATTCTGCAAAGATCATTACTGGACGCTCGTTTGGAAAGGGAAGACGAGATTCGCCACTGTATTAGTATCTTTTAGTCTATATTGCACTGCAAACAATACTCGACCTTCATCTCTGAAGATTCTACTATTTACTGCTATCAAATCTACTCGAGGTTCAAAAGTATCAATTGCTTCACGTATATCTTTAAGACCCTGAGAAGCTACTTCATCAAGGTTTTCCCAGACTCTAGTGTAAAGTCTACATCCAAACTCAGGTCGCATAACTCGTTCACCTGGAACTGTGGCGATTAGAAGTTGAATACATTGATTAACTTCGTTCATGCCTGACTGAGGTTTAAAGGCTCCGTCTATTGGAAATGCTGTGTCTTTGCCGAGCCAATCTCTAGGTTTAGTCATGTAAGTCCTGTTTAAAATATAGTTATCAAATGGTCATCTAGAGTGTCCGTTTCAATTTTGTAAGACCTTGCGGAATACATTATAGAGGATACATCATACCAACTATAGTATTCAAGAGGTCTACCTAAATCTATCGTATATTTAATCATTTTAAACCCCGGCCCGCCGGAACCTAAAATATAGCTAGTAGAACGTCTAGGTCCATATAAGTTGTTAGTTCATTAACTCTTGTGAACTGACTGTGAGAGCTTAGTCCACTCGAATACCAGTAGTAATATTCTAGACCGCCGTTAATACTTGAGTCTATAGCTACTGTATAAGTTACGAAATCATTCATCTAAATAACCTTACCTTTAGTAACTGTCTGACCTTTTACTTCAATGATCTCTGTAGACCCTGGAGTTGGAGGAGTTACTGGAGTAGTGTAATTAAACGTACTTTCTACTTGAATTTTAGTATCAACTTCAAGATCTGTAGTCGCATATTTATGTATAGCGTTAGCTAAAGCTTGAGCATACTTATCTAGTTCTGGATTAGAACTTCCCATATTAAATGCTTTAACTATCTCGGTAGTTATATATCCTGCTAATTTACTTGATGAAGATGCCATATTCTATTCCGGTAAAGGTGGAGATGTAGGTATTCCTATATTCCCTGAATGTTTATGTGTTTTTACTGTAACTTTATCTACTTTAGTTAAAGTATCTGAAGCATCTACTGTAATTGTAGAGCCTACTTTAATTGTAGATCCTGAAGCCTCTATGTTGACTTCTTTACCTTTAAGGTTGATAGTCCCTGAAGATTCTAGATCAATTCCTGAACTGCTTAGTTTAACTGTATTTCCGTTAGTCTGAGTGATCGTTATATCAGCCTCATTCTTGATATTAATGCTGTTCCCGCCGGCTGTCTTAATTCTAATCCCGCGATCAGGTCCATCATCTAAAGTGATTGTGTGTGAGATTGTTTTATTATCAGCGCCTGTAGAATAGATTACAGTGGCGTTATTTCTAACTGATCCGAGCAGAGCTTGTACTGCTGAGTCGTGGAGTTTACTACCCCAAGCCATCGGATAGTTATGAAAGCCCTCGTTACAGAACACATAAACTACATCGTTTACAGCAGGTACTTTAAGTAATCCTGAGGTCTGGATATAGGGGATAAATGCAGTGTCTCCAAAGTCTGGGTGTTTGATACGTACTTGGTGTATGTCAGTCGATCCGGTTTTAACCGCGATTACAACGGCAGTCCCCTGTCCTAATGTCATTAACCCATTAGAGGTTGGTATTGAGTACATTTATTCACCCTCCTGAGTTAGATATCTCCACTCTAAATTAGCAGCTCTAACTGCCTTTCCAGAACATACTCTAGCAATAGCTGAGCACCCTTTAAAACCGTAAACCAAGGAAGCTTCTGTGGCGGACTTGAAAGTTTCACCTTTACAATTAATCACGGGCTTACTATTAATCTCACACATTTTTAGAGGTTTTATACTAAACTTTCTATTAGTTAATTCATCCCATTTGCGACCTAAATGTATATCAGTTATAGTAGATCCTGTTACCAAATATTTACTCGCTATTTCATCTCGGGTTAAATCTGTAGTATCTAATAGATTACATATTTCTAGAACCTGATCAGAGGATAGTACTGCATTACCATGTCTCTCGCCTTTTTGAGTTTTTAAAAGACCAGTCTCTAGGGCGTGTTTATTATTTTCATCCTGAGTACACCATTCTAAATTAAGGACTCTATTGTCATTTTTAATCCCGTTCATATGGTTAATTTGAGGTTTGTTTTCAGGATTAGGAATGAAGGCTTGAGCAACTAACCTATGGACTAGGAAGGTTTTACTCTTCCCATTTGGTGGTCTTAATGAAACTTTTACATACCCTCTAACAATGTTAGGCTTTAAGCTTAAATACCTTTCTACAAATTTTATCTTATACCAGCTTTTAGTTGTACCGATGCGCTTTAGTCTTAATACTCTACCTAAGTTACTAACCTTATAAAAACCTTCGTAACCTACTACGTCTTCCCATATCTCTTCCATATTATCCGTGTTTAACTTCAACCCGTCTTTATCATTTATATAATGCATATAATCCTAAAATATAGCTAGTATAACATCATCAAGTGTATAAGTACCTAATTCTTCAGTATTTACCAAGACTTGGATAGTCTCTATTTGGTCCCATCGGAAATAAGAAGTCTGGAGGTTTATATCTACTGTAAATCTATCCATCTTTCCATCCTAAAATACTCCCAAACTATAAGAATTACTCATAACTGTGCTAATTCTACTACAGTTTTTCTGCTTAGTCAATATAATATTTACTGAGAATGTAAAGTAATTCAATCTAGGTCCTAAATTAGGATAGTTTGAAAATGTCAGTCTAGTCAGGAACTGCGTTCCATTATCTTTGGTATTTAAAAACATGTTAATTGAAGTCCTGAAGATAGAGGTGTAACGCTTTTAGCATTTGCCACTCTTTCTAGATTGTAGTTCTTTATTTCATACATTATCTCAGGTCCTGATTTAGGAAGGCTCCAGTTAGTAGTGTATCTAAATGTCCAAACTGTAATTACTCTATAGCTCATAAGCTCTGCTTGATTTATAAATCATTAAAGTCCTGAGTCTGTTCCAGTAGCGAGTCTAGCCACTACATAGTCTGTGTTATCTTTTAGTTGATCGTTATTGTCTAATCCCTGTTCTACTGATTCTTGAGTCTTACCTTGCATAGTACAAATATACCCTGCGGTAGATAGACTATGCTGAACCTGAAAGAATCTATAAGTAGTACTAGCTCTTACTCCAACTCCTTTAATATTCATAACGTCAGGTTGGAAGTCGGGATGTCCGATAGTCTTTACTGTAATAAAACCCATGAATGAGTTCGTAATTGCACTATTTTGAGCTTGATTTGAAACACTACTTACTGTAGTAGATGGAGTAGTTATTGAGCTTCCTACTAAAGATCTTTGTAGGGTTTTATCTGCGCGATCTTGATATACATAAGGTATGCCATCGAAAGTCTTAGCTGGAACTGTAGTAGATCTACCGTCTGTAAGTCTAGCTGCTACATAATCAGATTCAGCTACTCCGTTTTCATCTACCGCACTTGCTGAAGTCTCTTTAGCTACTTCACCAGAGATTGTATTGAACTGAAACTCTAACATGATTCCGGCTGGATCTCTGTAGTTTAGAGTTCTTATAACTTTTTTCCATCTAATAGAATTAGCAGTAAACTTAATTACTGGAATTCCGGCTATAAATGGATCTTCAAATACTTCGTAAGTAGAATTGAACTTGCGAGCTAAGTCTCTTAACCAAAAGTCTATTGATTGACTTCTAAGTAAGTAGGCTGGAGATCCGTCAGTAGAGACTTTAGTATCTCCACCAAGAGTAGTTCTATCAAGTAGATAAGCTCCGTTATAAGTAGGCGGTTTACTTCCGACCTCTTCACCATCAAATTCTAATCTAGCTCCGAATACATAAGCTATTGCTTGTACACATTGTTTAAGTGATTGAGGTCTACCTGTATTATCTACAAAGGTTATACCTTCATCTACTTTAATTCTGGCTAAGTCTTTCTGTAGAGTATAGCATTGTAAAGATAGAGTATTCCCGCCCGCACCTGTACTGTAGTTTACTGTACCTATTTGGAACTTTCTAGTCCTTGATACTTTAGGTTCTAAATTACCCCAGGTTACTTCAATGTAATTATTAGTGCTGAATAAGAATTTCACTTCTTCTGATTTATTAGATTTAGATCTGCTCGATTGAGTTAGTCCAGACTGTAGTTCTTCTGGAGTTACATAAGTGAATCCTTTTTCAGAGTCAAATCGTAAATCAATCAAAGCTCCTGTACGGTTAGTTAAGTAACCTCGGCCCGATATACCTTCAGCAGGAGTCTTGTCTAAGTCATCTGGTAGAAAGTCTGCTTCAATAAATGATATTGTAAGTGAGCTTGCTCCGTCTGATTCTTCAGTCGCTACAGCTTCCATTATATCAACTTTATCGCAGAGTTTAAGCAGAGTGTCGGTTAGACGTACTTGCTTTTTACCATCTGGAGTAGTAATTGATATATCGTAGAAGAAGTTTTTAGATTGATTACGGTACATATATTACCCTCGGTCGTGAGTATCTTTAATTGCTGCTTGAATTCTATCCAGTGGAGGTATTCTCAATCTAGCTTGTAATTTCAAGTCTTTAAACGATCTTAACGTGTTGATCTCCATCAAGGCCCATCCGTAGTCAGGAGTTCCGTAAACTTGGTAACTCAACATATCTGGTCGGAACTCGTTACTAGAGTCTATACTTACATAAAAGTCAAACTCAGTCTCAGGGACTTGAATAGGTAGTTTTAAGATAGTGTAGTTCTGTAGTCCTTCAGAAGTAGTTACTGAAGTGATTGTAGAGCCTCTATACCGCGAGCCTTGAATGTAAGCCATGGTTAATCCTTATAGTATAGTAAGTAGGTGTCTAATTTCTTCTCTGCGAACTCCATCAACGTAAATGCTGGAAAAAGGTAGCTTACTGGTTCTAGATCTGTATCCTACAGGGTGGAAATTAATTAAAACATAATATCTCATTAAGCTATCCCGTTAAAGCCGCCAAGTGACGGACCAAGTACTCTAGGTGCTGTCTCGATTGAGTTCGCTTCAGACGCTTGGTTACGAGCTACTGCCGGAGTTTCCTTCGGCTTTATTGATTTACTTTTATCATTATATTCGATGAAAGTAAAGGTTACATCTGCACTTGTAGGAAGTAATTCTGGAGTAGTCTGAGTAATATTGAAACTATAGCTGGCAAGGATGAAGTCTTGATTAGCACTATAACTCGCCGCGCCGAGGATATTACCCATGTAGAGTCTTACTAGAGGTGGGGTTCTCACTTGATTACTCAAGCTACCTGTACGAGGTATAAGAAGTCCTCTATAGAAGTCTAACTGAGGTTGGATGCTTTGTTCCCATCTAGTATTCCCTCTTGCGCTTACATCTTCTCGGCCATCAGAGCTTTCTATTCTAGCCGATACATCATACAGCTTACTAAGTATAGCTGAGTTATATGCTGACGTTATCTTTGAAATCTGACTTAATTCAGGATCTATTTCTAACAACCAAATGTCATTGTCCCTATCATAGTCTACAGTAAAGTTTTCAGTTAAATCTAGCGTGACCTTAGCAGTAAAGGTGACTGTTCTAGCCGAGCCGTTAATCCATTGCATAAGTGGATCTGATTGACCTGGTATGTTATGCTGAATCCAGTTCGCCGCTTTAGTTTCGGTGATAGATTCAGGATTTAAAAGTAGAGTAGTGAGTATAGGATTGGAAGGTTCATGAGTTGGTATAATCGCCATTTTAAGCTGATTAGGAGGTGCTAGATTTCGTACTTCCTGACCTGTCACCCCTGCAAGTTTAACTATATCTTTACGAATGTCGAAGTTAGGAAGTCCAAAAGCCATGTTTACCTTCTGATATTAATGTTTCGTTGTGCGTTACTTTGAGATTTTTCAATCTCGTTCATCTGAACTTCAGTTTCCATAATTCCAGTCTGAGTCTTAGACTGTTTGATTAGTTCATCAAACTTAGAAACTAGGTCTGGAGTGTAATCCAAGTTCATAGCTCGTGGAGTTGGGGCTGTCGCAGGTTTAGTTGAGTTGGAGCCACTTCTCCAAGCCTCTACAGTAGCAGATGAAGTGGAACTAGGAGATGTCGTAGGTTTATTAAGTGCAGCTCCAGTTACAGGATCATGAGTCTTTACATAATTCTCTCTTGCATTTTCTAAACTATTAATAGCAAGTAGAACTCTTGACAGGGGGCTTACAATTGCAAGAATTACTTTAGCGAAGTTTTTCCACCTTTCGGTGATCTGTTCAAGTCTACTTGATGATCTGTTCGCTATTTTATCAACATTGAAAAGTTCTACACCAAGTTCTTCCAACTTATCTATTGTCCACTTTAAAACTCCAGATATAGGCGAGAAAATCTCTGAAAGCCCTTGACCTAATCCTTTGAGGGCAGCCCATGTCTCTAATGAGATCTTAGCGATGTTTTCAATCAGGTTGTACGCTGATCCAAGTTCTTCAGCATCTTCTCGTAGTACTTTAGATAGCCCCGAGTTTTCATCAAAGTTATTCAATAGTTGGAAGAAGACCTTCGCTGCTGTCCAAGCTCCAGTGATCAATTTCATTAAAGGCTTGAATAGTAGTATAGCTGCTGTAATAGCTGTTCTGAATCCAGGTATACGGGCAAGTACTTCTGCAAGTTTAGGAGCTACAAACCCTAGGGCTACTACGAAATTTCTCCATCTCTTAGTGATCATTCCGATTATAGTCCTAAAGGCTATAGATGATTTAGTTAGGAGTTGAAAAGTTTTAGCGGCTTTAAATCCCCCAGTTCCCCCAATTACACCAAATAAGGTAAGCAGTGATCTTGCTCCAGCTATGAACTTTATACTCCCAAGGATTACACCTAAAGTACCTGCTAACTGTACAAATCTTTTAAATCCTTCAGTTTTATTTAACTTTTCAAGTAATCTAGTAACAAGCTCTAAAACGCCTGTAAGCGCCCTTGTAAGAGGCAGTAAAGCATGACCTAGGGTTTCACCTAGAACTGCTCTAAAGTTCTTCCACGAGGCTCTGAGACGATCTAAAGACATCAATCCATCTTCCTGAGCTTTGTTAACTCCGCCGAATCTATTTTGGAGTTCTCTCATGATTAATGACTGTCTAAGTTGTATAGTCATTGCCTTACTCATTACTCCTCCGTTTTTAGCGATAAGAGCTGTTTGAGTTTGATAGGCTTGATTAACTTTTGGGATGATTCCTAGACTTTTTAAAGCCCCCTCATCTTGCGATGTCATCGCGTTAGTAACCATATTGATTGCTTCGGTTGTCGATAGCCCAAGTTTTTGAGCTGCCGATGTACCGAGCTTAAATGCTGTAGCTATATTTTGAGGTTTGATACCTTGTTGAAAGGCTCTCTGAGCAGTCTTAAGTAGATCAAAGTCTGAAACTACGCCTTTAGTTGCTGTACGTAATTCAGGTAACATTTTAGTTACATTACCTACATGACGTTCAAACTGTGTAGAGGCTCTTTGTAGTTGTAGTCCTTCATCAAACTGTGCTCCAAAAGTAGACCAAGCTCGTTGATAAAGATATAAGATTGAAAGACTTTTACCTAAGGTTTTAGTAAACGAGTTTACACCTTGAGAGGCCCCTTTAGCTTTTCTTCCGGCACGTTCTAGATTATCTCCAGCCTTTTTAGTCTGGTCGTTGACTGTTTTTATTAAATCTGCTGTTTTCTGGTCAAACACAGACTGCACAGCTTTTTTAGCTGCTTCAGTTCCTTTGACCTTTAATATAATTGAAATCTCTCTTTCCATGATTTCCTTCGTTTATCTATTAGAGTACCACTAACTGTAAGTTAGGTCCTATTTCCCATTCCACTCGTCTACGATAGTCTCCGCATATATGAGTCTCACGTTCACCGATATAGTAGGTTAAGGGGTTTAGAGTATAGTAGATTAATTTAGTACCTTTCATAAAATCCCTAGAGTATGGACTCGCCACCTTCCAATTTTTGACGCGTAAATCGTCGTCCAAGTAGATAGTTTACAAGTTGCGTAATACATAACTGAATCTCTTGAGGTGTTCTCGACTATATAGGCTATCTGTACTTTATTTTCCACTGTTTTTACGCCTTTCTTCTATAACCTGTATTTGAAAGTCTATCATAGCCTTTCTCATTCCCCAAGTCATCTGATTAAAATCATCCATTCCCCATCTGAAAGCTTCAGCTAGGAATTGTAGATCTACTATAATCTGCTCACTGTGAGATACATAGTTCTTGTTAACTAAGTCCTCGTAAGGAGCAAAAAATCAGCCGCCAGTACAGGAAGTTCCTGCTCGAAATCTTCTTTACAGCTTCCACAGTTATGCTCTACTTTCATATCGATTTCAGGTAGAGTAGGAATGTTATCTCTGATATAGTTTAAGTCTGATCCTTTAAGATCGTCTAAGTCTGCTGGAGTTACTTTACGGTTTTCACCTAAGTACTCTAACATATATGAAGTAAGACTCGTAAGCATAGTTTTAGTAAACTCTGACTTCTCGTCCTGAATTGCCATTTTAAGTAAAGTAGCTAAACTCATTGATTTATATCTGAATTTTAGCCCGTCTTTAGGAAGTATCATTTCGGCTTCTGTAATTTTATCTACGCGGGCCGAGACTGCCAAAGTTGATAAGTCTAGTTTAGCACTGTTTTTAGCATTACAGTGAGTACAGTTTAAATGCATAAGGTAATCTTTACCATATGAAATCTCACGTACTTTAACCATGATAAATTGAACATCTTGAATTGGTAGTAGATTTAGAACTAGTTGTTTCTTAGTGATCTGCTGATCTAAGATCGACTCTGAATCTTCGTTAACTAAATCTAGAATTAGATCAATTAAGATAGGTTCGATATAGTCGATAGGAGTTTTAGGATTAGGGTTTACAAGCATGTTTTGATGCTTACCTCTAATCTCGTCTAGTTTAACTAGGTTGTAATGTTTACCGCCGGAGATGATTCCGTTAGGTAGTGTAAATGTTGACATATTTTCCTCCTATGTCTATAATATTGTTAGTGTATATTTATCCATTAAATATTGTATCTGGTTTGAATTTGGTATCATGAAAGTAACTAATAGCGAAGGATTATATAAAGTCCATGTATCAAACCGACTTGCGTACAGGTAAATCATCGCATTCACTTAAAACACTCCAAGTGTACGTAAAGTCTCGCCATAAAAGATCCCGCTTCGATGTGTTCCATTAGGAACTAACATCCAGTAATTACATAAGTCTAGATATAAAAACTCGGCTCCATATAGATTTACAAGTGGGTATTTAGGTATCATCTAAAACACTCCAAGTGTAAAAACTGATTTACGTAGGTAAAGTTTATACTTTGGACTGTATAGGCTCATTCGTCCAACTTTATAGGTTATCTTCCAGTTATTTCCTGTGACTATTTTGATGTAAGGATTCATAATACCACCAGTGAATATAGTTGGAAATAAAAGATATAGGATCTTTCTACTCCATAAGTGTCCTTCATCCACTCTATGCTTAGAGGTAATTCCCTCATGTATTTAGCAGAGTTTGGTAGTCCTACAGTATATTTATAAGTAGCTTCCATTTATAATACTGCCAGTGAGTATAGGATATAATATGTAATATTTTTCTTGTTTACTCCGTATGTACTACGTGTCCAAGCATCATTTAAATCGTACTCCCTTATGGGAGTCATATTAGGTATAAATAGACAGTACTTAAAAACATCCATAAAGCCTCCACTTACTATACTAATCTAGTTTTAAGTAGGTGTCAAGGGTTATTTAAAGAAATCAAAGCTTTTACAACTTAGGTGTTTTTCTTGCATTTATACTTTGTACTGCATCTTCTACTTCGCTTGTAAATCCAGGTTTAATATCACCTAAGACTCCAAGAGCTGCTCCGACTGCTGATCCGGCTAACGCTGTTACTGGACTGTAGCTAGACGTAAGTTCGATATATCCTTCGTAATCAAGCATAAGAGTTTCAATACTTACTGAGGAATCGTCCATCGCGTCCATGCTGACTCCAGGTTGATACATAATCGGAGTAGCGGCTAGGATTACATATTTCTTAACTACTTTACCTTGCCTATCCATATGGTCGATTACGATAGTCCCTCTGTAGTTAGAGTTGTTACCACTTTTATCTCCATAGAACGCTCTGTAAACTAAACCTATCCAATTGTAAAAGTCTCCACTGTAAGATTTACCTCGGCGGAGTGTAATCGGGCTGAAAGTTGCGCCTTCAGCTATATTTCTAGGATTGAAGCTCCGACCTAACTCTCTGTACTGAGCTTTTTGAATATCTACCCTTGGAAGAGTTACTGATTCAAAACCTAGCCTTTCGAAAGCTTCAGGATTATTATCTATTCTAATGGATACAATGAATCTATATGCTAGAAGAGGGTCTAAAGTACCTGTACGGGCCATAAAGCCTCCTAAAATAGAGTTAAAGTTAAGTGATCTTTTACAACTACATGTTTATGTAAAGGGTCGTTTACATTGTAGTATCTAAGTATATCTGAGTATTCTCTGTAACCGATATAGCAAGCGATAGAGAACTCTTCACTTACTACTACGTAATTGATTAAAGTAAGCATATAGTTAAACTCGCTGTACTGCTGTACATTAGACTTCTGTAGATATACGATCTGTGGTAATTGCCACCTTCAGTGTTTATAGTATATCTCCACCAATAAGGAGGGTCAGTTGAAACTGTATTATAGGCGACGCTCGTTGTATTTTCATCTACCATATTTACTTTTGAGTAAACTAGCATTTAATTCTCCGTACTAAAATCTATTAAAATAATCCACCTAAAATATCTGCACCTTGACCATCATAGATGTTAGTAATTAACTCAGTGGCTGCACCTAATGCGTTAGGTAATTCAAAAGCTATTTCATACGTAAGTGTAAGTGATTCCATAGATTTAGTCTCAGACATTGCGTCTAAGTCCGATCCACCTTTATAGGCTGTAGGCCATACGTCTAAAAGGAACCATCGACGAGCTGCATTACCTTCTCGATCTCTCATAATGATAATCATGTCTTTACGGAAGTCTTGAGACTGCTTTAAGATTTGATTACGAGTTGTTCCTGTAAGAGTTTGAAGAGCCGCTAAAGCAGGATTGAAACTAGATACTTGCCTAACCCAAGCGTAAAAGTCATTTGGGTTCTTAGATATAAATGGTATGTTATTTTTAAGTGCTAGAGGGTTTGGATTGGCGGGAGTGATTACTCCGCGAGTAAGAGTTATATCATTGAAACGGGTAAGTCCCGGTATTTTTCTAGGTGAGTAGTTATCTACATTCTCGCGATATTCAATCACTGTAGTTGTAGACTCTGGGATAGTGCAGGTAGTAAATCCTGCGCGGGCAAACTGTGATAGTCCGCCGTTTTGTAAGCCCGAAATAAGCTGACTTGGAGCAAGTGAGAGTGAGACAATCGTGATATCAAATCTATACGCCTCGCAACTATCAAATCTTGATGATCTAGCCATTTATGCTCCTAAAGTAGAAAAAGGGTAGGCATTATACCTACCCTCAATCAGTTATCTATAATAATTCTTCGATGAATCCTTCGTGACGTAAAGTCAATGAAGAGATGATCTTAGCTTCAGATGTAGCATCTAAAGTGTCACCAGGTACATACTCAGCGATGTGAGCATTATACAGTGTCCATCTTTTAACAGGTTGAGAGTCTCTTCCAAGAACCTCGATTGTTAAAGTACGGCGGTAATCAACTTGTGCGTCATCTGTAGGTCTTTCGTCACCGGCAGTATAAGGTCCGTCTCCGCTAGGTCTAACCGTAGCTGAGCCTTTTTTATGTTGCTGTAACCAGTTGTAGAAGTCTTGTTCAGAAGTTACCCCGCGAGATAATTGAACATCTCCGTAAGTAGTAAGTCCTGATGACTTTTCCATTGTATCTCTATAGTTACCTTCACGATATGTGATTTCCCCAGTTGAAGCTGTAGGTAATCCACAGGCCGAAAATCCGGCTTTTGTAAGTCCGTCCATCGTCACCCTAAAACGAAAACTTTCGTAGGTGTCAAAATTTGAGCTGCGAGCCATTGGCCCTCCTTATTTATAATATGATAGTGATTTATATTTTATTGTGTTAGGATGGTTAATTCCCTTATGTAGAGTATCTTTACTAACTCCTAGGAAAGCTGCACAATCTGTTAGACTGAAGAAAACTACGTCGAGTCTAGAGCAATATATTCTCTTACTTTTTAAAAGAGAACCTCTCCTATACCCAATCCCAGATTTGTCCCTTGGACCTCTTTGCTTAGCTTTAGTTTCAGCACTGACCTTTTGACCGGTACTGGGATGTCCTTCCCTTTGAAGTCGCTCCTTAGTTATCCTAGACATTTTATTCCTAGTCTCTTGGGAATAAGTGCCTTTTTTAGCTTTATGGAGTTGAATCATTTTATCCCGATATACTGGATCTTTCCACCTTTCAATTGACTTCTGTCTAAACACTTCAATTTCCTCGGGAGTTAAATTTCTTCCTGCATGTCCGCCTCCACCTTCCGTACTGTTATACCCTTGACCGTTCTTTACTAGACTATTATATTTAATTATATACTCTTTTTCAAGTTCGTTGGCTCTCTCTAATGTTTCAATACCTGACTCTAAAGTTTCAAACTGAATGCTTTCCCAACCAAAATGCTTAATAGCATTGCATATGGGTCGATTAGTTTTTCTGTAGTCGCTTTTGTGGTAAGATATTCTATTGCGTAGGTTCTTAGTGAGTCCTATATAACTCTTTCCATTGGGGAAAACAATCCTATAAATTAACCATTCATCTCTCATATTATTCCTGTAAAATAATGGCCCGCCTAGATTACAGGTCTAGACGAGCCTAGCTGGGTTAATTACACCCAGTTTATAAAATCTTAATTACGCTTCGGCTTGAGGTATGGGAAATTGCAAGTCTATATCTACCATTCTGATAGCTGTATTAAACCTGCATCTTACGATTACTTTTACCAATCCTTGATCTATATCCGTCTGGGTAGGGGGGACTAGAGTGACTTGAAACTGTTCATTCTCAGGAAGTCCCGATGGGAATAAGTAAGCGTTAGCTCGTAGGAAGTTTAACACTGCATTAGCGATATTCTGACGAGTTACTGGAGAGTTGTTCTCCCAGATAAATCCGATAAGTCCTGGCTCAAGACTGTTCTTAATGAACATCAATGAACGCATAACCTGAACTAATTTCTCGTCTGGAGTTACACTATTACCCCCGGCTGTATATGCTCCGAATACATATCTACCGTTTCCAGCAGATGCAGTAATCCTATTGATATATGCAAGTCTTAGTGGTCCACCCTCTTTCTTCTCACTGATGTCTAACTGAAGTCCGATGATTCCAGCGATCTGTGCGAATTGAATACCAGCCGGAGCATGAGATACTCCACCTAATGCGATGTTTCTATCCATTCTATTCATAATTCCAGCAACGTGAAGTACTGGGTCTACGATAGCCTGTCCACCTGCTAAGTTATCTACAATTAAATGATTGTAGTACCAAGCTGCTTTAGTAGATGGTTTATTGATGATTGTATCTTTCCAGCTAATAGCTGACGGACTAAATACAGTTACTGCACCTGTTAAAGGTACTCC